ACCAAGAACAGTTTTACCTAAAGTAAATACCCCTTTAAGAATTTTTTCAGGCATTGCATGAAGTCCACCCAGCAAACTACCAAAACCACCAGTTAGTGCAGACAACCAAGATGGTTTATCATCCTTGCCCTCACCACCACCAACATCAATACCTTTCACGGCATTGATTAGTCCGTCATTTCTTTTATCTGCATCACGCCCCGCTTCACGCCGTGCCTCTACTGCGGCCGCATCATTGAGACCACCCTTATCACCTTTTGAAATCTTAAAGTCATCAGCAACATATCCTAGTGCTTTTGCAACATCCAAAAGTTTTTCTGCATTTGCCTGTTCTGCCTTTAATAGTTCTTGTTTTTTTCTTTGTTGTGCAACATCTTCTTCACTAATGCCAAGTTGTTTCGCTATAAGAGCATCTTCTTTTGCAAGTCTACGTTTTTCTAAAACTGCATTGAGGGCAGAACCAGCAAGTGCTTTACCAATACCAGATATCGCACCAAATACAGGCATTTGTTCCAATTGCCCCATGAAGGCGTTTAATCCCTCAGTTGACTTTTTGGCGTTTTCCTTTACCGCATCACCAATCTTCTTACCAACTTGACTATTCATTGCAAGAGCATCAGATGCTTTTGCCATTCGCTTGTTGGTTTCTTTTAGTTCTTTAACGGTGTCTAGTAGACCCTCATTTACAGTTTTATCTGCCATTTTACTTCTTCTTATCTACATATGCGTTTGCACCAAAATATGCGGCTACAAGCGCTGATATTGCAACAAAATATGTTGGAGCAATATCACCAATGATTGATGCGGCCTTCTCTTGTCCTAAGAATGATGTGATAAAGATGCCTGCTGGATACAATAACATACCCATCAGAGCAAACCATGTCATCTTTCTCATAGCATCTCTACGAGCGTCTGCATCTTCTAGTTCTTTACGTCTAAATTCCAAATTCATCTCCATTTCTTCTTGTGAAATGTGTCCATCGCCATTACTGTCAAATTCTTCTGCAACTGCCGGATCAGTTGTAATTGTCTTTTTCTCTGCCAACATCTCTCTCCTTTATAGTATTTATCAACTATTCATCATTTCATGCTTTCTTTTCATATTTTCATCTTCAATATATTGCACCAAAAGGGCAACGTATATTTCCCTCTCCCATGGCAACATATTTTCAATTTCTGTCAAGGAATAATTATGATGTTGCATTAACCCAAAATTCAATCTAAAGTAATTTTCTAGATTATTATGAGAGAGGGCTATTAAAAAAAAGAGTTCATTCCCTCTAGTACAACTTCACCTTCAACCCCTGTTTTGGGGTTCTTAACCTTGACAGGCAACTTCACTTTAGGCATAGTATTAAAGAACTCTTGAACTTTCTCAAATTGATCATGTGTCATATTTTCTAAAAAGTCACTTAGTTCTTTATCATCCATATCTGTCTTTTCGTAAACATTTTCTGCATCATAAATTTGTCTTACACAACTTTTCATAATATTAAATGCTTCTTCACCACCATCAGCGCTGTCAAATTTTACAGAATCAATTCTAGGGTAATCAAAGATGATACCAACACTATCTGTTATCTTAATATTATTGTCGTGTCCAACTTCCTTGATACACTCAATATCTTCCAGATTAATTTCTACTGGAACTGATGTAACTCCATCATCTGGAGCGGTGACATTTACTTCAACCAAAGCACCGATTGATTTAGATCTTAATTTGATAAAGACGTATTCCAAATCGAACATTGGAAGGCCTTTTACTTGTAGTTTATTAAACGTACAATTGTCGATAATCTGTTCTACTGCTTTAAGAACATCCATCGTTTCGCCTGTTCCTTGTGCAGTCAACAAAATCTTTTCTTCTTTCACAAGGAATGGACGATATTCAACTGTTTCGCCAGTTGAAGGAAGTCTCAATTCATATTTCGCTGTTGCCAGCTGTGGTAATGCCATAATATTTTCTCGTATATTGCATTATATTATCTATCCATAGCACCATAAGGTGATGATGGTGGGGTGAGCATTCTTGGGCGAGTCGTAGATGTTGATGGACGATATCCACTATTCTTTACTCGACCATTTGCGTCAGTCTGTATTACTTCTTTGAAAGAGAAGTCTACATTTATAGTTCCTAATTCACTAGAACTCTGACTCATATCAATACCACCAACTGTTTTTGGATACGCATCCTTTAAAATGTATCCAGCAGTTTTTTGATCCTGCCTGTCCAGTTGGAATATTGTTATGTCTCTTTTATAGTTATCATAGTACTCAAGATTGTAAGAGTCTGGTTTGATAATCATATCAATCCAATTCACAAAGAAGTCTCTTTCAAAATGTTCTGCTGACAGATAGAAAGTCATTGCAACACTTTCTGCATACGTCAATCCTTGTGCCATCTCATAGGTTGGCCCATAGATATTTTCATTTGGTGTTGTTCTTAGATTCTTGCCAGGAATTGTAAGCGTCTGTACCTTGAATGAGGTAAGTCTGTCTGCTTCAATATCTGCATTTGCTTCAAACGGAGAAAGGATAATTACCTCAAATCTGTTAAGATATGCAGGCCCGCCCTTCCTTTGTATTTGTGCAATAAACTCATCCATACTAGACATATATTTCTCCTATACTGGCCGTTGTGTCATTCTTCTAGAATCAGCATATACTTGTGTCTCTTTTGCCCTTACAAATCTTTGTACAGGTAACAAAACAGCCAACATCATTTCATCTGCATCAATTCTACGAAATGTTCCCCTTACATTATCAGCAAGGTATCTTTTCACTGTTGGTTTTACTAATGGATTCCTCTTAATACGATTCCATGTAAGTCTAACTCTTGTGCTTTCATTCAATGCATCATTATTTGTATATTCTGACACCACAGACAATAACTTCAATCTCATAGGGATTGATAGGTAATGAAAATTCAATCCTAAGAAACCGTTGTTATATTCTTCAATAGGAAGAACCAAAGGAAACCTATCATAGTAAGGAAGAACCTGTGTATTGTCTTTGTATTTTGGATCATAGAAAAAGAAATTCATCCTACCATAACTAGGACGCCCAGTGACCTTTCCCTCACGCACCAATTGTGCCGGAGGAATTTCCCCTATTTCTCTTACCTTCTGACGAAACCAAGTAACACTACGTTCCTTGCCGCCAGTCTTTTCTAGTATACCATCAATTATCTCTGCCATACTAGTATTTATACGTTATCCCAGATGATCTTCTGTAAGAATTTTGAATTCTATTTGTCTATCATTACACCACTCAATAGCAGCTTCCCACTTTGCTTTGTTCACACCCCATGTACGGACTTCTTGAACAAATCGTGGTGTCTTACGTTTGGGTTGTTTTGGTGGGCCACATTGTGCTTTTGGTTTTACCTCTATCAATAACTTTTTGATAGAACCGTCCTGCTGTTTTACCTTGACATAGAAATCAGGGAAATAACGATGCCGTCTACCATCAAGGGGTGATACATAGGGTATAATAATCTCTTCACTACCCCATTCTAGGATAGCATCATTTCTGTCACAATAAACCATGAATTTACGTTCCCAGAGACTCCTATAAATAATATTAGAAGAATCGCCTCTGTATTTTCTTGGTTTTGATGGAATATATCTTCCTCTGTATGCCATTTGCCGATATAAATACTTTCACAATGTATAGGACTATTTAGATGGCACTACTACCAACAATCACCAGAAGAAGTACAGGAACTATCAACAGTAACTTTATGAGTTATCCTAGTGAATTGGGAACTATGGATAGACATAAACACTATGTTATGTTCTTTGTCAATAAACAGGCAAGATCCAAAATTAATTTTGGACTTGGGGCTGCTGATACCAGAGTGGATTCATCCACTGAAGGAACAACCCTATCTATTAAGAGAGCGCCTACTGTTAGGTTGGCACAGGCAATTGCACTGTATATGCATGCACAAATTTCTATGTCACACTCTGCAAACTATGGTGAACAGGAAATCGGTTCAGTTGTTGCTGCAGCTATGAGTGGACTTAAAACTCTCAATAAAGATATATCAGTTGGCGATATGGCATTGGAACTTGGTGGTAATGCAGTTGCTGGTGCCGGTGCAGAGTTAGGACAAGCGGTACTAAAGGCAGCAGATGCAACTCTAGCCCCTGGCGCACTTGCGGCTGCAGAAATATCACAAGGTAGAATCAGAAACAATAGAACAGAAATGAAGTTTGAAGGTATTGGTAGAAGAAGTTTTTCTTTCCAATTTAGTATGATGCCTAATAACGCAAAAGAGGCACAAACAATATCAGATATTGTAACTGCATTTAGATTTCATGCAATGCCTGAGATTGAAGGTAGTGACTTAGCTGGTAGAACAATGATTGCTCCATCAACATTTGATATTGAATACAAACCAAATGCCCACCTACATAAAATATCCACTTCTGTGCTAGAGAGTGTTGAGGTTCAGTATGGTGGAGAAAGAACACAGTTTTTTGTTGATGACCATCCAGTACAAACAAACCTTACTCTGAACTTCAAAGAGTTGGAAATCATTACAAAAGAACGTATTCAAGAAGGTTTCTAATCATGGCATATTTCAAACAATTTCCAAAAGTAGATTACGATGTTCGTGGTACTGGTACTCCACAACAGATGACAGATATAACACGCCGTGTTCGTTTCAGAGATTACATGAAGAAGAGTTTTATTGTCTTTGACTATTATGATGTGAAATCAGGCGAGACACCAGAATACATTGCAAACGAATTTTATGGTGACCCAGAACTACATTGGATTGTTATAATGACAAATGATATTGTAGACTACTTTACAGAATGGCCTATGACTGTACCACAGTTTGAAAGATTCGTAAAATCTAAGTATGATGATGCAAATGGAATTCATCACTATTGTTTTTCACAAACTTCTGGTGATACTACAACACTAATTGACCTACCAAACGATGCTGCAACAGCATTACCCGCTGGTGCAACACCAGTTACCAACTATGAATACGAAGAGCTACTTCAAGAGAAAAGAAGAAGGATCAGACTGATTCAACCTAGATTTATTGAACAAATCAAAAAAGAGTTCAACAACAAAATGAACGGATAACATTATGGCGGAGATTAATTACGCTGGTGAGTTTATTGTTTCTGAGTGTATTCTATGTACAGTAGGTGGTTTGGAATTAGATTTGACTGAACAGGTGGCATCAATTGCTATCTTTGAGGACATATTCCAAAACTCTATTACAGGAAACATATCATTTGTTGACACAAATAACTTGACTGCCAATGCATCTATTGTTGGACAGGAGAAGTTAAAACTTATTCTCGTAACACCCAATGCAGATGATAGAACTGATAGAGAAATGGCAATCAATTTCTCTGACACACCACTGCACGTTTATCAGGTGGCGACATCAGTAAATATAAATGATAGGACAAAGGTTTTCACTCTACAATTCACTACTGGTGAGATGGTTAGAAACAACAATATCAGAGTTGCACAGGCATACGAAGGAGAGCCTGCAAAAGAGATTATCACAAAAGTCTTGCGTGACCCAGAACTTCTAAATTCAAAGAAAGAATTCTACTACGAAGAAACTACAAACCTATTCAAGTTTATCGCTCCCAACATGAGGCCGTTTGATTTTATCAATAAAGTCGGACAGAGATGTTTATCCAAAGAATATAACTTTGCTCCAACATTTTTATTTTACGAAACTATCAAAGGATACTTCTTTAGAACCCTAGATAGTATGATGGACAGAAAGAACCCTCGTATGGTGTTTCGTGAAGTAACTCCAAATGAAGATGTGGACAATGTAGGATTGAATCTAACAAACATTCTAGACTATGAACTGTTGAACTCGACTGATACATTGCTTAACAAGAGATCGGGTATGTATAGTTCAAAACTCACCCTACTTGATGTTTATAACAAGAGTTATGAAGTATTTGAACACGACTATCTTAAAGAGTTTGCAAACGAGATACACGCCGATGAGTTCAACAACTACGGTTCTTCACAAGCACCAATCGCATCAGAGGTTGCAGATGATTACGGTAGTAAAATATCAGAATACCCAGATTCCAAACACTACATACAAATGATAGAAAGAGACACAGTTGGTGGACTTCTGAACCCTGCCTATGACGGTAAGTCTATTGACTATACTGGAACAGACTTGTGGTTGCAGAAAAGAAGATCAAGATATGCAGCAATAGACGGTGGTATATCTCTACGACTGAAAGTCAACGGCAACACAACACTTCAGGCTGGTGATTTGATTGGTGTAATTCTCAAGAACCAAACAGACGCAGAATCATCGCAAGACCCATATCTCACTGGACGATATATCGTGAGAAAACTAAGACACCAATTTGAAAAGGGTGCTGGACAAATGAAACACACATTGCATATTGAGTGTATTCGTGACACAGTACAAAAACCATATCCATCATCAGGTGTTGTTGCATCAGATGGCGGTAATGGAAAAGAACTAGTCATTCCCAGAGGTTCTGCTGACCCTGGCGATGTAATATTTTAATAGGAGGGCCAAAACGACAACTCAAATCTTTGTTATGCGTTATCAACTCAAACATGAAAAAGAGGCAAACATGACTGCAAAACTCAAAAACCGAATCAAGAAAATGAACTTCCAAAAATCAAACGATAGGAGTGTGGTAAATGAGAAAAGAGAGGATACTAAATACTATGAAGAGCTATATAGAAAACGAACTATGGAGTTGTTAGGACTAAACAATGAGAACATTTACGGAACTGCAAGAGGGGGTTTATGATCCCAATATATTCAAAGCAATCTTCCTAGCGGGTGGGCCTGGCAGCGGTAAA